GATGACGCTCCAGACAAGTGAGGAAAACCCATTACCGCCGCAGGTGGTAATAATGTCCGCCAGTGCGGACAAACAAGTCGCTTCGCGACTTGGTGGAAATTTTCGTAACATACAATAGATGAGTGATCACTATTTCCGTGATCCTATGAGCGCTGCTCTGATTGCAGCCGCAGCGACTATTGCTTACATCCATATTCGCGCATCACTGAACAACGAAAAAGTTCTCGCCAACTCGGCGTACTTCAAACCGGCATTCCTGGTCGGTTTGCTCGTGTACATCATCGTTCACCAGGGGAGCGGACACCAAGAGACTATTTCAACCACACCTTTTAGGGCCTAAGTCCAACGGACAAGTCACTACGTGACTTGGACTCGGCCCGTTGTTGCCAAAGTTCTGCGACGGACAAGTCACTACGTGACTTGGACTTTTGGCTTAAAGCAAAAAAAGTATATTTTCTCAATGGCGACCACCACCAACGCTTTCAACGACATGATGCAGCAGTTTCTTGACGAGCTTGTTCTCACGTTTCCCACTGAGAAGAAGCTGGTAAAGTACCAGACCACGTTCGTCCTTCTGCGTAAGGCGAACCCGAAGAAGCCGATGAAGGAGTTTATGGAGACTGTGGGTCCTTTTGCGAATCACCTGATGCAGAAGGATGAGGAGTTTTTCCAGACGCACGCGTCAGAGGTGCCGTTCCTGAACGACTTGGACATTCCTCGTCTGTGGAACTCTGACCTGTCCGAGGCGACGAAGGGTGCCATTTGGCAGTATCTCCAGACGCTGTACATTCTGGGTACGACCATCTCCGCTCTCCCAGCCGAGACGCTGAACATGATCGAGTCTGTGGCGCAGAAGTGTGCCAGCCAGCTCCAGGATACGGCAACCGCCCCCGACGGTACCATCGACGAGGCGGCTCTGATGAACAGCATGAACGGTCTGATGTCCTCACTGCTGAAGGGTGGTAAGGGTCCCTTGATTTGAAAAACTCACTAACTGACGGACAAGGGGCAGGGACAAGTCGCTTCGCGACTTGGACTCGGGCCCCTTGGACTAAAAATCTCAGCACACTATAGAAGATGACGATTGACCTGCGTGAACTCATTGCAAAAGATCAGCTGCTCGATTTTTGGCCCACGTCTCGTCAGACGGCCGAACAGCGAGTTCTCGCAACGACTCGTTTCATCGTGTACGCCGTCGTGCTCACGTATCTGATTCGCCGCGATGCTCGCATCGTTGCACTCGGTGCCCTCGTCATTGCAGCTCTTTATGTGCTCTACAACATGAACATGATTCCAGATGGTACGCGTACTGTCTCGACGGGCCCCAAGGTGATGAGCGGTCTCCGTATGCCGACGCGCGACAACCCCATGGCCAATTACCTGCTCGGTGACGACCCGAGCTACGCGCAGCAGGCTCCATGGTACCCTTCGATGAAGGAGGAGGTCCAGAACGAGTGGAAGGCTATCCACCCGTTCGAGCGTAAACGCGACGCAGAGCGCAACTTCTACACGACGGCTGTGACCACGTGGCCGAATGACCAGGCGGCGTTCACAAACGCCGCGTTTGGAAAACCGTTCGCTCCCATGTGCCGCGATGACCCTTCAAAGTGCAACCCCGACGGCCCGTATGCTCGCGGTCCCGAAACTGTCCAGCTCCGTGGTGGCAACGGACGCTAAAAAAATCTCACCTACAAGTAATATGCCGAGCAGTGTGCTTCAGCCCGGACTCCTCATGGTTGAGGAGGGAATGTACTTTGGTCCCAAGAACACCAACTACGAAGTTATCGTCATGACGGGTGACGCTCTGCGTTCCCAGACGACGTCCCGCAACAACAAGTACTACGCCGACAAGCCGTACGACTTCCCAGATCTGTACATCGACAAGCCAGTGAACAAATTCATGACATGGGACCCGACGAGCACGTACGCCGTCTACCAGTCGATGTCTTACGCGAAGCGTTACCCCACGGACAAGCAGTAAAAAAAATAGCATCTAACTAATAGATGGACCCCTTCAGTCTTGCCGCCGTTGTCGGTCTGGTTTTTGCCGGAAAGAAACTCAGCGACGTCAAGGAGGAGCAGGCAGTGATGCCTTCTATGCCAGATCAGGTTTCAAAGTTTGACTTGATTCAGTACAAGTTTGCTCAGCAGGACCCACCCCTCGATCCATTGAACACCGAACCAAACTCAGGCCGTGGTTTTTCAGGCGGGTTCCGTCTTCCACCAAAAGATATCGCACCGAGCTTTGCGGACGTTACTCCAAGTGGAACTCGTTTCCCGTTCGGTCAGCCCGTGTATCAAACGGACGGAAGCCGTGAGCCAGTCACGAACAAAATGAATAACGTAACACCAGCAGATAAGAAGTACGTCGGGCGTGGTCTCGGTTTGGCACCCGATGTACCAGCATCCGGTGGTTTCCAGCAGTTTTTCCGCATTCTGCCCAACAACATGAACGAGGAGCGTCTGACGACTCTGTCTGGTACGTGGGGCGGTCCAGCCAACCCTGTCATCAAGAACGGTGGGACGACGCTGGGTGCCATTTCCCACCCAGCCAAGCTGTCCAAGACGACATCGAATTACCTGCCCATGCAGACGCGTGGTCAGGGACAGGGTGGTGCCATCACGGCACCGGAAGGTCGTCCGGATTTCCAGAAGACGCGCCGGACGACGAACCGCCAGGAGACGGGTCTTCGTAAGGATGGTCTGGAACTTGGTCCAGGACAGTACATGGTCGCAGAGGCATACGGTTCCGCGTACAGCGACCCGATGCGTTGGTCCAAGAATCGTGTCAACCCCGATCGCCCCGGTAACGGCGGACGCATGAACGTGCGTGCCGACCCCGTGGGTGCCGTCGGCGCCAACACAAACACCCGCCTCGAGGCGGGTGCTCTCCCAGTTCGCCCGGCCGACGCAAGCCGTGGATCTCGCTACTTGCCAAACCAGTACGACCGCCTCAACGTGTTCAAGGGTCAGAAGGATTTCCGCTCATCATCAAACAACCAGGGCCTTGGGCTGGCAAACAACGTGCTCAAGGGCAACCCGTTTGCACACTCATTCAGTGTCAAGCCTGAGACTGGGACTCCGCTCGTTCAGCCTGTAAATTAAGTGTGCCTAGACTAAAGATGCAAATCTGGAAGTGGCTCCTCTTGCTCGGACTATTGTTTCTGATCACATATGAACCGTCACGAGGTGGGGGAAAGCTGATGAATTTTTTTACGAGCGACTCAGTAGGAGGGAATGGATTCCCCGAAAGACCAACCATGTCGGGAGAGGCACAAAAGTATAGCGATTCCGGTGACGACGATCAATAATAAGCAGTACATGCTTATTGTTCACGATCGCCGGTACCAGGAATGGACGTTCGTCACCGGTGGGTGTCGACGTCGTGAAGTCATCAATCCCTTACGATGTGCCGTTCGGGAACTCGAGGAGGAGACTCGAGGCACAATCAACCTGAAACGAGGCGCATACTCGTATTTTCAGTTTGCAACCAAGTACAAGGGTCCAGGGGATTCCGAAGCTGACATCGAAGATGATGTCACCAGCATTTACCACGTCTACGTAATCGATTTGCCCATGACGGCTAATGAACACACGTATATCGTTCGGCGATTCAACGAGGAGAAATCCAAGATGGAGAATCGCCAAACGTATTTTCGTAAAAACTACGACGAAAACGACAAGGTGGAATTTGACACACTCGAAGGAATAACAGCCCGTGATAACCTATGGGATATGATACGTACACACGTCATCACAAACCCAGATTTTCATACGGCTCTTTCCTCAACCCACCGTACAAATTTTTATTTCAGGAGTTAGAAAGCTCGTTTCCATCGCAGATGGAAACACTGCCACGGACGGCGATCAATGGTCACTTCGTGACCAGTGACCTTGAGCGTCAAAATGCACGTGTGAAAATATTGACACACATCAGAACATGACAAAGTCAAAGCGTATGTTTGCCGAGATGCTCGTCCAGGCGCGAGGATACGGTGACGCCGACGAGATTGCAAAGACCATGTCACTCGTCGACATCATCTACGAAATGAAAAAGGAGGAGCTGAAGAAGGTGGAGGCCCCGTCGAAGGAGGCACAGCCTCCTCTCGTCGAAGAGAAAAAGGAGGCCCCGCCTCCCGTTGCCGAGGAGGAAGAACCCGTCGTCATCATGAAAATCAAGGATTTCTGGAGTCGCTTGACTCACGATTCGGATACAGACTAATTTCTAGCATATTTCAATGAAGAGTTGTATGAAATCAGGACCAAAAAACAAACAGTGTGTACGAGCCTCGAATAAAAAAGTGTTCAGCCTTCCTCGAAAGTTTTCAAAACTTCAGTGTCTCCTCGGTCCCATCAAAGGATTTACGATGCGGGCGAGTTGTGCGCCGTATAAAAAGAAATGACGCCGATACATTATGGAAAAATGGCTCACAGACAAGGGCCCAGGGACTCACGTCCTTATGGATGGTGGGATTCTTCAAGTTCCGTACGAACAACTTGACGAATTTTACGTAGAGTGCGTACATGCGATCCGCCTCGGCAAAAAACTGTACGTGGTTGAACAAAAGACTGACGTGTTCAAGTTTTTCGTAGACCTCGATTACAAGGGCCCAGAGGCGCTTCCAGATGACGTCATACTCAATCTCGTCGAGGTGATGCATTCGGTCGTTCAAACGGGTCGGTGTATCATAGCGCGTGCCGAGCCTCGAATAGTGGACACACAAGTGAAGACTGGTGTGCACATCCATTGGCCGGATGTTTTCGTGACCAAGTCTGAAGCGCTCGCTCTTCGGACCAGGATTCTGCTCGAATTGCCGGACGACCCTGAATGGAGTCAGCGTATCGACGCGAGCGTCTACGGCGGCTCGGGTCTCCGAATGCTCTGGTCGCACAAACGGGACCGTGGGTCTGTGGATTCAGGTCCGTATACACCGTGGCGTGACCTCGACGGGAACACGTTTGATCCAGTCCCTTCAGCTGAAATTCTCAGACTGTTTGCAGTTCGAACGAACAAAGAGTCCAAGGAGGCGGTCAATGTCGAAATAACGTGCGCACCCCTGGAACGTTTCATCCGCAAGTACCTCAAGGGCCAGGAACTCGCAAACGTCCGACGTGTCATGCGAAAAGGCAAGGACCGAATCATCGTCCAGACGGATTCCAAGTACTGTGAGCGAATCCAGGGCGTACACAAGTCGAACCACGTCTGGTTTGGTATTTCACGAGGACGAATCTGTCAGTTGTGCCATGACGACGAGTGCAAGGAGCAAAAGTTTGTCGGACGGGAACATATTCTTTCTCCGAGTATAGTAGAGGAATTACACAGCAATGTTGCTGTGGATAATTCTACTTATGTGTCTATTTGTGATCTTGTTCCCGACTTTTGGTGGCAAGAAGAATCGGTTTCTCAGAGAGGTGCATCCGTACTCGGGCCTCGATCCTCAAACATGGGAGCTGCTTCAAAGTCATCTGTCGGAGTTCGAAAACCAAAAGGCAAGTCTCGAACAAAGAGCTGGGGGACTCTACCAAGCGATTGAAGATGTTCGTAACCTTTCTTTGTTCATCCGACGCGCAGACGACCACGAACACCAGGAAAAGCTCGAATCCATCGCCGTTCAGATGGGCGTCGAAGGCGAAACGACGCTGTTTGAACTCGCACGCAAAAACGGCTTGTACTTCTTTCCAAAGTACTTAAACAATTTAGCCCCTGAGGATACAGAGACTGATGTCAACCGTTCAGGAGCAGCCATCAACGGGCACTTCCCAGACCCCAGAAGTCACGGCCAGTAAGCCCGTGACTCGTACGCGTTCCGGTCGTGCGGTCAAGGCTCCAGAGCGTTACACGCCTCAGGAGGTGTGCGAGGATGACTATGCCGACGACGATTACGACACGGAGGAATCTGGGAGCGTCTCATCTGAGGTATCCTATGACACGGAGGATATCTCAAGTGAGAGTGATGCGGACGAGGAGGGGAACCTCGCTGGTTTCATAGTTGAAGATAAAAACAGCAGTGACTCTGAAGGTAATGGATCGGATGTTCGATCCGAGTCCGGCGAGACCGATGTTTCCAGTGACCGAGACGAACGACCCGCAGCAGCACCACCTCGTGGACGAGGTCGAGGCCGAGGAGCATCAACAACAGCACGACGCACGCTCGTATTATGATCCGGGTCCCCGTGTTTTCCATCCTCAGAATCAGTCGGTTGATGTGCTTGAAAAAATTTCAAAAGAGACTATAATTCTTGTATTTGCTGCGTTTTTCATTGGGTTGCTGTTGGGGAAGTCACTGACGCCGGTGATTCTGAAGCACTAATTCCGGGCTGCGTCCCCAAGAATGGGGTATTAGGTGATGTCAGGGTCGGTATGTACTGACCAGAATCGGGGGGGATGATTGGGCTGCCTTTAATATCTATTCCTCCAACCATTGCGACGTTGGACGTCGCGGTAGGGACGGGAGGAAGCATGTCGCCTTCGGTTGAAACGTTGCTTTCGAAACCGAATGCGTACATTCTTGCCGACCCTCCATCAGACTCGTGTGGTACGAAATCGCCATACATCACGTTTGATGAAGGATCGCCCTGAATGAAATTGAGGATTGGATTTCCAGCCTGGAGCTGGAAATCGAGACCCGCCATGTCTTTATATACATCCGTCTGAGTGTCAACACGAACGACGTTGCTCGTCGAATCGACATATGGGAGGTTATTTGACGTCGTCACAGTGTTGCCGACATCTTCCGTGAACGGGGGTTGCGTATTTTCATCACGCGGAGGAGCATACCCCTCTCTGCGTGCTGAAAGAACCACTATTATCAGTATGAGTACCGCGAGCGCTACCCACAACGACCAGTGCACTGCCTTCATCCTGATATTTGTTTATGTTTTTTTCCAAGGCACTTCGTGCCCCTTGGACTAATCTCAACCCAACAGCCCTGCCGCCACACTGCCTGCACCGATGGGCTCTGGCGCTGGACCGGCGTCAATCTGGACAGCTGGCGCCTTGGCGCGCTCCTCCTCCTGCTGGACGCGACGACGCTCAATCTCCTCGGCGATACGCTCGTCGGCAATCTTCACCAGCTCAGGCATCTCCTTGTCTGGAAACTCCTTCTTCAGATCCTCGATGAGCTCAGCTGGGTGAGGAATGGGCGGTACATCCGGCTTGGTGTAGTACTTGGAGTTCTCATCCCCGGGCTCGATGAACGGCGTCGACGACCCCTCGAGAGGCTTGGCGAGCATGTCACGCTTGCGCTTCTCAAACATGGCCGCCGCCTGACGCTGGTTGTCGCGGTACTTGGTCATAATCTCCTCCAGCTTCTCGTTCTGGTAATGGACGTTGTCAATCTGGAGACGGTCGGGGGGAATCAGCAGCCACTTGTACATGTCGACGACGTAAATGTCGACGAGGGCATCCTCACGCTGCAGACGCTTGGCGTGGCTCTCCGCCTCATCCTTGGTGGCGAAGCACCCGCGGATCTTCAGACCCAGCTGCTCATTCTTCTGGGGGAGGTCCGGACCGACGATGGAAATCAGTGCAAAAAGCTGTCCTGGCACCGTCAAGTAATCCTGCTCAAGAGAACCCATATAAAACTACTGAGCTCCACTCTTTTAAGTTCTATCATGGATCAACTCCGTAAACGCCACAATCAGGCGAAGCGTGACCTCATCAAACAATGGGTCCGTCCGGATGCATACGTTCTCGATTGTGGATGCGGTCGCGGCGGTGATTGGCACAAGTGGAAGGCTGTTCGTGCTCGAGTCGCCGCCATCGATCCAGACGAAAAGTCTCTCCAAGAGGCGGAGGATCGGGCGTTGGACATTGGGTTCGGTGTGTGGTTTTTGGGCCGGGGGGACATTCGTCAGGCGGCGTTTGCAGGTCAGTTTGACGTGGTGTGCTACAACTTTTCCATCCAGTACATTCTCGGCGATCATTTCGAGCAGAGCATCAAGGCGATCAAGTTGGCAGTCAAACCAGGTGGACTTCTCATCGGCATCACACCCGAAAAGAGTCTCATCGAAGGCACTAAGAGCCCAGATGCACTCGGTAACGTTTTTGAGATTCACGGCGACAAGGTGCTCATGAGTCTGACGGATGGTCCGTTTTACGCAGACGGCCCCAAGTATGAACCCCTCCTCGATGGCAATGTCCTTCGTCAGGCTCTCGAACCCGAGTTTCGGTGTGTTGCATGGGGACCTATCGCTCCAGAACACACGGGACTCGTCACCGACATTTATGCACAGTTTGTTTTTCTACGCCTAGATCAGTAGGATGGCATCCGGTATCATACAGACGGGACTGCTCATCATGACCCTCGCGGTTGCCGCGTGGAGCAGTCGCCGTGAAGCACCGCTCATGACTGAGCTTCGTCAGCGGTACGACACACTTCTCAGCCACCTCAAGAGCACTGAGGTGGTTGACCCGAGATTCGCTCGCCTCAGGAAACGGTGTATCCTCACCGGAATCCACGGGTCCAGAATGAATCGAGGTACCATAGGCTATAACGTCAATAAAGGGTACGAGATTTACATCTGTCTGGACAAGGAGGATATAAACTCGGCGATGAATGTGCTCATTCATGAGCTGGCTCACGTCACAGTCGACGAGTACGACCACTCTCCTGAATTCTGGGCGTCGTTCAAAGACCTCAAGGCTCTCTGTAAAACCCTAGGCATTTATACACCCATCGAAGGGTCGCTCGAGTATTGCGGTATCATGATTCAGGATTGATTCGCCTTTCCACCGCAGGTGGAAAGTCTCTCGATTCGCGACCAGTTTTTTTCTCACACCATTGTAAATGTCTGGTGGTATCGTTCAGCTCGTCGCAACCGGGGCTCAGGACGCTTGGCTGACGGGTAAGCCAGAGGTGTCTTTCTTCCGTTCCAGCTACAAACGTTACACGCACTACGCCAACTCACCCGAACGCCAGCTGATCCAGGGTAACCCCTCGGCTGGTAACATCTCCACGATCCGTCTGGAGAAGAAGGGTGACCTCATCAACTACATGTACCTGATCGCCAAGGATTCGACTGGTGCTCTGATCCCAGGCATCAACTGGACCAACGTCATCGACAAGATCGAGCTGCTCATCGGCGGCCAAATTGTAGACACGCAGGACATCACGTGGATGTCCAGCGTCGAGGCTGTGACTGGCGCCCAGAACTTCTCCCAGCGCTTCCTCAACAACAACGCCGCTGGCCCCAACAACGTGACCAACGGGTTCCTGCCGCTCAAGTTTTTCTTCTGCAAGGACTGGAACGTGTCCCTGCCCCTGGTGGCTCTCCAGTACCACGACGTCGAGATTCGCATCACGTGGAGCGCAAACCTGGGTACGACGCTGGCACTGACGGGTCTGCCGGCGACTGCCGCCTACTCTACGTTCCAGTACGAGGCCTGGACCAACTTTGTGTACCTGGACCAGGCGGAGCGTGAGTACTTTGCCAACACGCCCATGGACCTGCTGATCACCCAGATGAACCGCATCCCCATTGCCACTGGCAACATGCAGGAGCTGGCTCTGGCTCACCCCATCAAGTTCCTCGCTTTCCAGTCCAACAACTACACGAACTCGTACGGTGTCGGTGCTACCCAGATCCCGGCTGTCAACTACCAGTTCAAGACACAGATTAACGGCGTGGACATCGGTGACTCGCGCTCCATGTTCCAGTGGACCGATGTGCCCCAGTACTACCACACCCCCTACGGCTACAACCACGGCAACGCGACGGCCAACGTCGCACTGATTTCCTACTGCCTGGACACGTCAAAGCTTCAGCCGACTGGCACGCTGAACTTTTCACGCATCGACACGTACCGCATCGTCGCACCGGCCGGTGTCTCACTGAGCACTCTGGCTGGCGGCAACGGTCGCTACTTTTACGCGATGAACTATAACGTCCTCCGGATTAAAGACGGAATGGGCGGCTTGCTGTACAGCAATTAGGTCACGTTTTCATGGTACCATAGAAATGGGACTTTTTTAAAGAAACTAAAAATAAAATGTATGACCGTATTATATGCCGGTCGGTTACATATATCGGATCGATAATTTGGAAAATGGAAAGTTTTATATAGGTCAGACTATACAAACTCTCCAGAAGAGATGGAATGACCATGTCTCAGATACTAAGAATCTATCTGATGAAATGGTAATTCATTTAGCTATGAGAAAATACGGAGTGAATATGTTTACAATGGAACCTATTCACACAGTTGATTGCGAAACGAAAACTGAACTCAAAAAACAACTCAACGAGCTGGAAATACAAGTAATCGAACAACTTCGGCCAGAATACAACATAGCAAAAGGGGGTCTAGGCCACACGGGGGTTATTGTTCGGCGCTTTGGAGCCGATAATCATTTTTATGGAAAAACACACAGTGAAGAAACGAGACAGCGTATAAGCCAAAATAATAAAGGAAGGTTTTTAGGTATAAAACTTTCAGAAGAGACAAAACGAAAAATGAGTGAATGTAAAAAAGGTGATAAACATCCTCTTAAAAACAACCCTGAATTCCGTTTACGTGCTATTCAGAACATGCAAAGTCTTATACAATCAAACAAGAAACATGTCATGCAATTTACAAAAGACGATATATTCATTCGAGAGTTCGATTCAGTGAAGGAAGCCGCAGAAAGTATAAATGTTATAGCTTCGGCTGTGACTACATGCCTAAAAGGCAGAAGTAAGACTTCTGGGGGTTTTAAATGGAAGTATTCTACTTTTTCTGAGGAGGCTTGACAAACTTGTGGACAATGAAAAAAATAACAGCCGCGATGAATGCGGTGGCGAGCATGCCTGTCGCTGACAGGTCACCTGCGTCGCTCATAAATTTAGGAATCAGATCCGCCAATTTGTTCTGAACCGGCTTGGAGAATGCAGCGACTGCGGCAATGCCCGCGAGCGCTGCGTTCAACTGCTCGTCAGTCAGACCAAATGGGTTCTTTGATGAGGGGGAAGCTGGGCCGGCGGACGCGTTGTCCAGGCTCAGAGCAGCCACTCTGTTGTTCTGTGGATTCTTGTACGGGCCGCCACCCATGGAAGGTCCCATGTCGAAATCAGCGCTCGGCACGACATCGGAAATTGGCGTAGAGAAATCCATTTCTATTTGAGGAGGTTTTATTTCGGCTTTAAACAACTCGGGTTGTTCGATCGCACGCGTCTGGTACTTTGGCTGAAGTTCATCCGGGAGACCGAACGAACTCTGCTGCTGTACATGCTGCCCCTGATCCTGAGACGGAGCAGACTCCACCTGGGGAATGTACTGCAGGATGTCGCTCGAACCATTGAAATCGAGATTCTCGATAATCATCTAATGGTGGGTGTGAATTCTTTTACGGGATGGGGGCGCATTCAGTCCAAGGGGCACGAAGTGCCCCTTGTCCGTCGCGCAGCGACGTTGTCTCAACCTGCAGCGGAGACGAGTTTAAACCTTCTTCACAGTGACACCTGGACGTCGAGCACTCCCTGGTGGCGTTCCAGAAGTGACGAGGGGTAATGCGACGTGCTTCGGGTTGTAGTTTTTCTGGTGGAACTGCCACATAGCCTCTGATCCGATCCGGAACCCTTTGCGGATAGGCGCCTTGTAGTAGTAGACGCAATCCTCGATCCGATTGGATTTGCTCGTGTTGTCGAGGACGAGACACTCGTAGTTTTCGGTACAGGCGTTCATCACCTGACAAAACATGTCGAACGTCGGGAAGACACCGAAGAACGCCTTGTACAGACGCTCGCGATTCTGAATCACATTTTCACGGAGCACAAACACGTAATCGACGTTGGCACGCAGATCGGGGCTCAGATCCATACAGTACTGCATCGTCAGCAAAAAGAAGATTTTCCAGTGACGCCCGTTCATGAAACATTGCCTGATGCACGTGTCTTTCATGAACGCCTTGTCGTACATGCAATCGTCCAGGAGCAAAAAGGCGCTCGATTTCCCACCGGCTGATACGATTCGCCTCTGGCGCTCGAGCACCTTTTCGATGGCGTCGCGCTTGTAATCGCCGTAGATGAAAAGATCGGGGATGAACTGCTTGTAGTAGTGATTGCCGTCCTCGGTACCGGACATGACGATACCGACGGGCAGGTGTCGCTTGTGGTACATGATGTCAGTCACGAGCGTCGATTTACCCGTGCCGCGCTTGCCGATGAATACGCACACTTTGTCGTCGCCAATCTTGCTCGGATCAAACTTTTTGAGCTGCAAATTGGTCATTTCCTAACGTTGTACTGGATTTTTTACACACGTGAAAGACGCGCTGGATGTTTTCTTGGGGTAGAGTAGATGTCAGCGTCACAGATTTTGCTGGCTGGTCACGGTCCAGAAGACCGTTGGCTGACAGAAAGTCCAAACAGGACGTACTTTGAAGCCAAGTATCCGCCTCGATCGAACCGGTTCCGCGAGACGTACGAGGTTCCGTTTGACAACCAAGAGGCGACGTTCGGAGCGACGGGTCGTTGTACAATCCCAGTCAAAGGGGACTACTTGACACGTCTGACGCTCAGATCAGTCTTCCCGCCCATTTACCCGACGCAGAGTGGTGAGTACGTGTACCCGACGCCGTCGTCGCAAGTGGGTGGATCCGTCTATGCGAACATGGGTCTGACGCTGGTCGTCGCAGACGGTGTGACCCTGACGGCAAACACGGCCGGAAACCACTACATGTCCATCGGGACCGCGGTGACTTTGTCCGGTACGACATACAATATCTTCGATCTCGACGGAACGTACACCGTGACGAGCATCCCGACGGCGAATTCGTTTACATGTTCGACGACCCTCGCAGGCATTTCGTACAACGGAACCATGTCGTTCGTCGGCATCGCATGCGGTGACATTATCAGTTACTTTTCAACCCGAAATTCGAATTTGTGGGTGAACAACTTGACAAACAAGACGTGGCAAATAACAAATGCTATATTCAACCAATCTCAAACGGAACTCACTTTGACGACATCATCATCATCTGGTTTTTCGGTCGGTCAACAAGTCAATCTTTTGATCAAGTCTATCCCTATTAACGAAGGAAATTACACTGTTATTTCATCAACTGATACAACATTTACGGTTCAGTTTTCATTATTACCAAAGATATTCGTATCATTGAAAACGTCTGGAGGAGTTTCTGTCACTTTTATAACTTCAACTGACGGACAAACATGGACAACAAAACCGACTATAAATGGTACCGGTTTATCTTATTTGGCATTTGGAAATGGTGCTCTCGTTGCCACTGGATATTTTGGTGTTTATTACTCACTTGATTATGGTGAGACATGGAATGAAGGAACTAATCCCGGTGGTTATTTTTTTGGTGTTTTTGAAAATGTTGCATTCGGAAAAAACACGTTTATAGCATTTCATAATAATAACTATGAGATATGGTATTCCGAAACCAACGGGAAAACATGGTTACTAGCGTCTGTACCGGTTTTAGACATTTGGTATGACGCAGTGTACGGAAACGATACGTTCGTCGCAATAGGGCAAAATTACGTGATATGTTCAGCCGATGAAGGAAAAACATGGACTTCTCCCACGTCTGCAGTGGGTGCCAGTCGTATTGAGTTTGGAAACAATACATTTATTAGAACTGGAACCAATATATATCATTCGACAAATGGTGTTTCATGGACACTGGCGTCATCGGTTCCCGCTAACAATGGTTCAAGTTTAATTGCTTTCGGAAACAACACATTTGTTACAGTAACGGATATAGGAGGTTACGCTAATGTATTATGTTCGACTACAAACGGAGTTTCTTGGACATCATTCCCAGTTCCAAATGAAACGTGGAATGGTATTGCTTACGGAAATGGTAGATTTGTCTTGATAGGAACTAACACAACTGTGTACTCTGAAGACGACGGAGTTTCATGGTCGGTTCCAGTGACACTTACGGGTGCATGGAGTGATCTTATATTTACAAACTATATATATTATCAGGATCCAACCGACTTAGTTACACTCGTTGTTCCTCCTATTGTGGTCAATACGACTCAGACTCAGTTTACGTTTTCATCTAATATTTACCCGTCAATATCATTTGGAAATTCCACCGATGCAGCTTTTTGGGGATTCGATTTTCGTAACGGACTCACGTACTCATTTCCAGTGACACCGCCTTGGACATTCACACAAGGTGGCTGGATTGCAGGATTCCTTCCCCCGAGTACGTCGACGTGGGACGACTCGGTCGCCCACAAACTCGTTCGGGACGCTCGGATCCTCGTCGGTAAACAAACGATCAAAGAGTACTCTGGTGAGTACATCGAACTCCAGAACGATTTAACGGTTCCGTACGAAAACAAGGCTATCCTCAAACTCCTGAACGGGACTCTTGACCAGACGCAGGCGACCGCTTCGCGTGAATACTACACGACTCTACCACTCGGAACGAAGGAGATTCCTCTGTGCGCTCTGACCCATCAACAGATGAGTGTGGAGATTGATTTCGAGGCGTTCACCAACTTGTCCCAGAACCTGAATCCCGGAACGGGTGACTTTTTGAACCCTCAATCATACCTTACGTACAATGCGTCGAATGGGATTTTAGGGGGTCAACCGGTCGACGTCCAGACGACGTTCTCGTATCAACAGTACATTTTCATCGTCACGTATGGCGGTCAATTCATCGTCTATGACACGACGAAGGATGTTGCGGACCCCACGTCGTACATAGTCTTGTCAGCGTTTGCTGGAACGAGTCTGTTCAGTCAGTTTTGTGTTTTGTCCGGTACGTTGTACATCGGTTTGTCTGACGGTACGCTGGCGAGTATTATCATCAACGAACTCATTCAGGGGAACATTTCATCATTTGCAACAAACAACTACGAACCGACTGTTGGGTCTCTGACTGGGACTATCGTCGCAGACTTTCGGTACTTGTATTACGCGGTGAGTAACGCAGCTACGTCAAACTTGTTTTTTTCAAGATACGACACAACGAGATCATTTACGGACCCCGGAAGTTATACGACGTTCAATTTCACGTCGAACATCGACTCAACTGCAACAACAGTGTACCAGATTATTACTACAGGAAGTCAACTCGTTGCGTTAACAAACACGTCCGGAAAGTTTTACACGTTCAAATTGAACGGAGACTTTACAGCGTCATGGAATTCCGTTGACTACTCTCTATATACTAATCATATTACAAACGGAGTTCTCATTGGTACTACATTATATTTTACAGACGGATATAACATAATCATTTATTCAAATGATGGTACGTTTAAAAATTATATACTGACAAGCACTTTTGTCGCTGTGGGGGGTACATCAAGGATGTACTCTGCTAACGGAGGGGACCAATGGAACTACGCACAACCAAGCTTGGGTGCGTATACTGTGTGTTTTGGAAATCAGACATTTGTGACTGTAGATGGTAGCATCGTTACATATTCAAATGACGGTGGCCGAACATGGGAAGAATATGTATCAGCTCAACTAGTATCATGCCAAGATATTGCTTTTGGAAATGGTACTTTCGTGGCTGTTGGTTCTTCACAGATATTTTTTTCGACCGATAACGCTCGAACATGGACAACAGTGAATGTGTCGACTGCTTATTGGGCTAGAATTGCATTTGGAAATGATACATTTGTCGCACTTGGAATTAATTATCCAGACCGTCTTACGATGTATTCAACTGATAACGCACAAACATGGTCGGGACCTGTTGTAGTACCCGGTGTTTGGTCCGATATTGCATTTGGAAATGATACATTTGTCATGATTGGTTATCAATCAATCTACTCGACAGATAACGGTCAATCATGGTCAGTTCCTATAAATTTCCCTGGTATATATGGTTTCTATTCTATCGCCTTTGGAAACGACACGTTTGTCGCAGTAGGACAAGATTCAACAACGTACTCAACGGACAACGGTCAATCGTGGTCAGCACCATTACCATCTATATATGTATATGAATCAGTCACGTTTGGTAATGGTATCTTTGTTGCAGTATCATCATTTTATGCAGCGTCATACTCATCGGATAATGGTCAAACATGGACAACTATTTCAGTTGTGGGTAATTGGTACGGTGTTGCATTTGGAGACACAGCGATAGTAAACATTCCGGGAGACGGTCTCAAGAACCTTCACGTAGTCGGATCCAAGATTTACGCCTCAAGCAATTCGTCAACCGTCTCATCCGTCGTCGAAATCGACACGTCCGCGGACCTGAATAATCCATCAGCCTATAAGTATTATTCGTCAACAGATTCGACGGCGCCGATCACATTCGACGGAACGGCGCCCAAAATTTTCGCAAACGGGCCTCGGTTCGTGTACATGTTCACACAAGGAAACTCTGCAGCGACGAATATCATCCGATTCGATCCGTACCCACCCACACCTTTGCTCAAAACCAGTCTTTTGGTCGATTACGAGTCTCTCCCCGAGGGCATCAAGAAACCGGACAAGGCGCTCATAGGGCTGGTCCAGACGCAAAAGATACTTGACATGACGAACATGGACATCCACGGGCCCGTCAAGGAACTCTGGGTCACGGGGCCCTCTGCCGCTTCGAACGTGTTCCAGTACTCGAATCTGGCGACCAGGAGTACACTCGAACTCGCCGGTGAGCGGATCGTCACTGATGACGACGGGACACACACGTTCCTCAACATCATAGAGCCGTTCGAGACGCACACGTCCATGCCTCTCCGGAACGTTTCGGTCGTATCTTTCGAGTTTGATCCCGAATCCGAAGTACCGAACGGCACGGTCAACTTTTCACGTATCCGAGACCAGGTATTTGAAGGCGACGCCGAGACGATATGGGCACGCAATTACAACATCTTGGCCATCCAAGGCGGAACGGGTGGACTTATTTTCAACTCGTAAAGTAGGACATGTCATCGGCGCATCTACAGCTCGCCGCAAAGGGTCAGGAGGATCGTTGGTTATCCGAAAGCCCTGACCGGACATATTTCGAGGCGAAATACCAGCCTCGTGTCAATCGTTCCCGTGAGACGTATGAAGTTCCCCTCGACAACCAGGGTACGACGTTCGGCATGACCGGTCGGTGTACCATTCCAGTCAAGGGGGACTACTTGACACGCCTGACGCTCCGGGCCGTCTTCCCGCCCATTTACCCCACGGTTGAGGGCGAGTATGTGTATCCGACACCGTCGTCGCAGGTGGGCGGGTCAGTCTATGCAAACATGGGTCTGACGCTGGTTGTCGCAGATGGCGTGACCCTGACGGCCAACACGGTCGGAAACCACTACATGTCCGTCGGGACCGCGGTGACTTTGTCCGGTACGACCTACAATATATTCGACCTCGACGGAACGTACACCGTGACGAGCATCCCGACTGCCAATTCGTTCACGTGTTCGACGACCCTCGCAGGCATTTCGTACAACGGAACCATGTCGTTCGTCGGAATCGCGTGCGGTGACATTATCAGTTACTTTTCAACACGTAATTTGAACCTCTGGGTGAACAACTTGACAAACAAGACGTGGCAGATTACGGGTGGGACGGTCGTCGGGTCACAGGTGACTTTCACAACGTCTGCACCAAGCAACTTTCCTGTGGGAAGTTCTGTCGTACTTATTTTACCTCTCTCTGGAATTGTGAATGAAATATATACAGTAACGGCTTCGACGGATACGACTTTCGTGTGTACAATTAATCCAAACTTTGTAACTGTTGGTACTTATTATGATATCCAAGCCTGGTCGTCGAACAATGGATTAACGTGGAACTCGGTTTCGAGCCCTCTTACAGGATTTTGGAGTAGTGTCGCGTACGGAAATGGTTATTTCGTTATGGTCGGTTGGTTTGATGATGGATCTGATACTGGAAAACAAGCATGGTCGTCGGACAATGGAAGAACGTGGAACTTGGTCTCGACTGTTAATTTTGGATTTTGGCATGGTGTCGCATACGGAAATGGTTATTTCGTTATGGTCGGTTGGGTTTATGGAGTTGGTATGGGAAAACAAGCCTGGTCGTCGGACAATGGAAAAACATGGACTGGCGCGTCAAATGTAAGTGGAGAATGGTATGGTGTCGCATACGGAAATGGTTATTTCGTTATGGTCGGTTGGGTTAGTGCTAATGGAAACCAAGCCTGGTCGTCGGACAATGGACAAACGTGGAACTTGGTCTCGAGCCCTCTTGCAGGACAATGGACGGGTGTCGCGTACGGAAATGGTTATTTCGTTATGGTTAGTAGTGATGGAAAACAAGCCCGGTCGTCGGACAATGGATTAACATGGAACTTGGTCTCGAGCCCTCTTACAGGACAATGGACGGGTGTCACGTACGGAAATGGTGTTTTTGTTATGGTTAGTAGTGATGGAAAACAAGCCCGGTCGTCGGACAATGGACAAACATGGAACTTGGTCTCGAGCCCTCTTTCAGGATTTTGGAGGAGTGTTACATATGGAAATGGTTATTTCGTTATGGTTGGTACTTATATCGCAGCCTGGTCGTCGGACAATGGACTAACATGGAACATGTCCTCGACCCCTTTTTCTACGGATTTGTACGGATCAACATACGGGGCTTTTTCGTACACAAATTCGCCTTCTGATTCTGTTTCTCTTGCGACCCCACCTCTTCAGTTGACAAATCGCGTTTTTTCGTCGGATGTTTATCCGTCAATCTCCTTTGCAAACGCGTCGGACGCCGCGTTTTGGGGTTTTGACGCCCGTAACGGTCTGTCGTACTCGCTCACGGCGACACCGCCGTGGACTCTGACACAGAGTGGGTGGGTATCTGGCTTTTTGCCCCCGAGTACGTCGACGTGGGACGATTCAGTCGCACACAAACTGGTTCGGGACGCTCGGATCCTCGTCGGTAAACAAACAATCAAAGAGTACACGGGTGCGTACATCGAACTCCAGAACGATCTGACAGTTCCGTACGAAAACAAGGCTATCCTCAAACTCTTGAACGGGACTTTGGATCAGACGCAGGCGACCGCTTCGCGTGAATACTATACGACTCTACCACTCGGAACCAAGGAGATTCCTCTGTGCGCTCTGACCCATCAGCAGATGAGTGTCGAGGTTGATTTCGAGGCGTTCACGAACCTGTCCCAGAACTTGAACGCCGGTACGGGTGACTTTTTGGACGTCAAATCGTACACAACGTACAACGCATCGACTGGGATCCTAGGGGGACAACCGGTCAATGTCCAGACGACGTTCTCGTACCAACAGTACATTTTCATCGTCACGTACGGCGGTCAATTTATCGTCTACGACACGACGAAGGACGTTGCGGATCCCACGTCGTATATTGTTTTGTCAGCATTTTCTGGTTCGAGTCTTTTCAGTCAGTTTTGTGTTTTATCAGGTACGTTGTACATCGGATTGTCGAACGGTAAACTTCTTAGTATCATCATCGACGAACTCATTCAAGGAAACACATCATCGTCCGTTTTGAACAACTATGCGCCTACAATCGGGTCTTTGACGGGAACTCTCGTCGCAGACTTTCGTTACTTGTACTACACTGTGAGTAACACGGCGTCCTCGAACGTGTTCCTGTCTCGGTACGACACGACCGGGTCGTTCACGAGTACCGGAAGTTACACGGTGGTCGATTTCACAAAGACGTTCAACTCAAACGTGACGGGTGTTTACCAGACTCTTTCAACGGGTACTGAACTCTTCATGCTTCCTATGGGTACACCAGGTAAACTGTACACGTACCAGTTGAACGCTAACGTTCAAAGTCAGTGGTACGTACTCGATTATTCAGAATATGGCAATCAAATAACAGAATGTGTTCTAATAGATAATACTTTGTATTTTGTCATTGATAAATATATTATAATTAAATATTCGAATAGTATTTTTAGTTCTTACATCTATTTTTCCTCACCTGGTTTCGTTATGGTTGGTTTGGTTTATGGAACTAGTGATGGAAGACAAGCCTGGTCGTCGAACAATGGAAGAACATGGAACTCGGTCTCGAGCACTCTTCCAGGGCGTTGGAGGAGTGTCGCGTACGGAAATGGTGTTTTCGTTATGGTCGGTTCGTTTTATGATGTTTCTCTTAGTGGAAAACAAGCCTGGTCGTCGGACAATGGACAAACGTGGAACTTGGTTTCGAGCCCTCTCCCTCTCCCAGGTACTTTTGGAGAATGGGCGGGTGTCACATACGGAAATGGTGTTTTTGTTATGGTTGGTTGGGTTTCTAATGGTTCTGTTCTTAGTGGAAAACAAGCCTGGTCGTCGGACAATGGACAAACGTGGAACTTGGTCTCGAGTCCTCTTACAGGATCGTGGACGGGTGTCACGTACGGAAATGGTTATTTCGTTATGGTTAGTAGTGATGGAAAACAAGCCTGGTCGTCGGACAATGGATTAACGTGGAACTTGGTCTCGAGTCCTCTTACAGGATCATGGACGGGTGTTACATACGGAAATGGTTATTTCGTTATGGTTGGTAATGGAAAACAAGCCCGGTCGTCGGACAATGGATTAACGTGGAACTTGGTCTCGAGCCCTCTTTCAAACGCGTGGTATGGTGTCGCATACGGAAATGGTGTTTTTGTCATGGTTAGGGGAGATCCTGTCTTTTCTCCCGGTAATCAAGCCTGGTCGTCGGACAATGGACAAACATGGAACGCGGTCTCGAGCCCTCTTTCAGGGTGGTGGAGTAGTGTCGCATACGGAAATGGTGTTTTTGTTATGGTTAGTGAGAATGGAAGACAAGCATGGTCGTCGGACAATGGACAAACATGGAACTTGGTCTCGAGCCCTCTTTCAGGACGTTGGGTTAGTACTATAGCCGCCGCCCCTAAAGCAACAATTGCTGGTGATGGCTTCAAAAACCTCATTGCCGTCGGAAATTACATCTACTGTTCGACAAGTAACGTCGCCATTCAGATTGACACGTCACAAGACCTTTCGACTGCCGCAGCATACAAGTTCCCCGCGCCTCTGCCTATAAATCAGTACGCGTTCGCCAACGGACCTCGGTACGTGTACATGTTTGCCCAAGGGGACAACACTGCAACGAACATCGTCAGGTTCGATCCGTACCCACCGACGCCTTTGCTCAAAACCAGCATCCTGGTCGATTACGAGTCTCTGCCCCCCGATGTTCCCAAGCCGGACAAGGCGCTTTTGGGCTTGGTTCAGACGCAAAAGGTGACTGACATGAATTACATGAACATCCGAGGGCCCGTCAAGGAATTGTGGGTCACGGGAATGTCCGACTCGGCGAACGTGTTCCAGTACTCGAATCTGACGGCTCAGAGTACGCTGGCACTCACAGCCGGCGAGGAAATCATAACAGAGGATGTCGGGACGCGGACGTTCCTGAACACCATCGAGCCGTTCGAGACGCACACGTCCATGCCTCTCCGGAACGTTTCTGTCATACCCTTCGAGTTTGATCCTGAATCCGAGATTCCAAACGGTACGGTCAACTTCTCGCGTATCCGGGACCAGGTTCTGAGCGCAAACGCCGAAACGGTCTGGGCGCGCACGTACAACCTGTTGGCCATCCAAGGTGGAATCGGTGGACTTATTTTCAACTCATAAAGTAGAGGAGAGGAACATGAGTTCCTCGACGTCAGGCCCACCGGCACAGTTTTCACACCAGGTGACCCGTCTCCAGTTTCCAAAGGATGTTCACTTTGGCGATGACATTTCGATATGGATCGCCAAAGTGGGTGACGTTGCCCTCGGCAACATGTACCTCCGGGTCGATTGGCCCGACGTCGCCAGTCCAGTCGACGATTCGGCCGGTACGAGCATGATCGAGTTTGTCGAACTCCGGTACGAAAACAACCTCCTCGAGCGCCACTACGGCGAATCGCTCGAGTTGATGAACGATCTCACAGTCACGACCGGAAAGCAACAGGTTCTGACGACTCTGGTGGGCAAAGGCCTGACGAGCAACCTAGCGGCGTACTACATTCGCATGCCGTTTCGTTTGAACTTGCCGCTGTGCGCACTCAAGAAGGCACCCGTCTTCCGAGTCAAGTTCCGGGCGAGTCAGGAGTTTTCGACCCTGAACTGGACGGCACCGATCAACGTCAATCTGTTTGTCGATTACGTGTACATCACAAAAGCCGAAAGAGACTATTTCAAAACGGCAAAGCTCGATTACCTGACGCATACGATCCAGCGCCTGCAATTTACGGTGGGTGCAAACAAGACTGAGACCAAGTTCATGTCTGAATTTACCCGGCCCGTCAAGGAGTTGTACTGGGTCATTCAGAACGACGGAACAGCCGCGTACGACTATTTAAATACAGGTGAGGAACAACTCGTTTCGCTCCGACTTCAATTTAACGGTATCGACGTCATTTTGCCCGAAGTTGGAACACCCATGTTTCTTCGGACGATCCAGGGACTCGAGAACCACACGCGCGTTCCCGACCGTGCGTTTTACATGTACACGTTCGCGATCGACCCCGAACACCCGACGCAACCCACCGGATCCGTGAACATGTCATCTCTGACACGTCAGCTTCACACGCTCGAACTGTCGCCTTGTGCATTCTCAAGAAACATTCGCGTGTACGCTGTGACGCACAACGTCGTGCGAATAGCCGATGGCGCTGCAATTTCTCTTTTCGATACGGTCCAGGAAGGTGGTACCGAAATTCTGTCGTAGTAGTAGATGGCGGCCAAGGTGTACAAACCGGAGTATCCCGGCCTGTACTACTTTGACACGTTCACATTCACGACGCTGGGAACGTCAGGTCACCGAGGGCCCGATTCGACCAAAGGGTACGCCAATGCGCCATGGCGTGAAGGTGATTTCTCGATCGTCGACGGTCAGCAACAGTGGACGGTTCCTGCGACCGGGACCTACAACATCGTAGCTGCAGGCGCATACGGCGCGACACCGGGTCGGGTTATCTCAGGGGACATCGATTTGTACGAGGGTCAGGTTCTTTCGTTGTTGATGGGTCAACAACCGACGCCTTTGACGTCGAACGCCCAAGACAATCTGACGGTCGGTGGTGGCGGTGGGACTTTTGTGGCGTCGGACGGGACGCTTTTGATGGTTGCGAGCGGTGGCGACGGAACCGGGGGTCACGCTGCGTCGTTTAGCCCATTCGGGTCCGGGAACGGGATAAACGGTGCGGGGTACCTTTCAAACGGATCCGTGACGAACGCGACGTTTCAGTTTTTAAAACCGACCGCGTACCTCGACGGTGGTTTTGGGAACATTTACATAAAGACGGTAGTTCCAGAGGAAGGTGGTTTCGGTGGGGGTCAGAGTCCCGTGGCGACAAGCAACATTTCAGGCGGCGGAGGGTACACGGGAAGCCCGGGCGACGGCGTTTCCGGTGCAACCTGCTACGCCGATACGTCAGTCGCAAATTTCACGGACCTCGGAGCGACGTCAAACTCAGCGGGGTACGTCACGGTAAGTCTCATGGACCCTGCACCCGTAAAACAGGATGTGGCGCTCAACCCATGGGCAAATCAACCGACGGCATTTGCACCGGCGACGACGTGGTCCGCAGTGGCGTATGGGAACGGTGTGTACGTCTCAGTGTCGAACAACGGCACGTTCCCAGTCATGTACTCGACGAACGGTCTCGACTGGCTGACAACGACGACGGGTGCTATCGTGGCACCATGGAAATCAGTGACGTTTGGAAACGGGAGATTCGTCGCAGTTGGAAACGACTGTGAGATGTATTCACTCGGTGGGATCAATTGGTTTAATTCCTATAGTTTACTGTATGAAAATTATGGTACGGTAAATATAGGAGGATTCAGTGGTTGGACAAATCGTATAGCTATGAATTCTGATGGAACTGTTATAGCTTCTTCTGCGTATGTTTTCTATAGAAATGGAAGTTACGTAGCTATACAAGATGTTTATAACAATAATGATTTGATTTATTCATTTACATTGGCAGAATTCGATCAATACTGTATGGATATGGCGATGAACTCGGATGGGTCAGTTATAGTTTTAGGTACACGAGGAAATTTGGCATTTGTTTATACAAATGGAATTTTAACATACGAATTGACAATACCCGGTATTAGACAATCATGGGCGGCTCACGTTGCCATAAGTTCTGATGGAACTATCGTAGCTATTGGTGGTTATTCATCAGTGGTTTATGTTTATACGAATGGAGTTTTAACAGATACTATAAACGGGGGACCGTACGTAGCCATGAGTTCTGATGGAAGTGTTATAAATTCTAATGTCAATCCTATTGTAACGAATTCTGATGGAAATATTACGGCTATAGGTCTTTATAATAGTGAGATTGAAGTTTATAATAATGAAGATTTAATGTACGTTATTTATACTGGATTTTCCGACTATACCATTTACGGTTCATCTACTCAAACTCCGTTTTCTATGAATGCGGATGGTACACTTATAGCTGTTGGTTGTTCTTATCCGGAGTATACTATAAAACTTTATAAGAACGGAATTTTATCATTTACAATTCCAAAAGATAATAACTATTCAAATTTTGGTACAGTAGCACGTTTAAATTCTGAAGGAACTATCGTAGCTTGTCCGGCGTCGACAGACGGTGGATTTAACCCATTATTATGCTATAAAATAGATTCGTATCCAGTTGCTTCACAGTGGTCATCGGTGTCATATGGAAATGATACGTTCGTCGCAGTTGCAAAACCAGGTGGGTCGATGTACTCACCGGACGGAGTGTACTGGTCACAAGGGGATTCTTTAAATGATACATGGTCAACCATAACATTCGGTGACGGTAAATTTATCGCCGTTTCAAACTACGGAACGACAAGCAACGTCACGTACTCTCTCGATGGAAACGTCTGGTCAAACATGACAACTGGAACAACGAGCAATTCATGGACGTCGGTGTCCTACGGAAACGGGAAATTCACGGTCGTGTCGTCCAACGCGACGTCCATGTACTCTTTGAACGGTATCGACTGGACGGCCGGCGGGTCACCAGGTGTTTCCTCGAATTGTCTCGCGTACGGATCTGGGTACTTTGCCTGTCTGTCGAGAAATTCTGGAGTTTCCACGGTTTCGATTTCAGCCGACGGTCAGACGTGGCAAACGATTTCTCTGACGTACGCAGGCGCAGCGTACTCTGGAATAACGTACGGAGACAGCGGATTTGTCGCGGTTTCGTCGACGGGTTTACTCCTCGGATTTGTACCGACGTTCTGGGTCAGCCCTACTCAGGTGGCTAATTCGACGAAACTCAATTCTAGTGATTGGTCTGGTTTGACGTACGGAAACGGTTCGTTCGTCACGGTCGGCCAGGGTCTGATTCAAACGACCCAGGACTACGGAAACACGTGGTCGGCTTTCACGGTGAGCAACACACTCGCGTCGGTGACGTATTCGTCGGACATCGAAACGTTCTTAGCCTTACCTGGTTTATTCGACGACGGAGTGTACACGTCGACGGACGGTTTGACGTGGACTCTGAGTCAGACACTTCCGAGTATTCCGAGCGCACAGACGTCTGTGGCATACGGAGACGGAAAGTTTGTGACTCTTTTGAACGGCGATTCGAACGTATTTTATTCGAGAGACGGAGTCAACTGGTCAATATCAACTCTTTCTGGTTCTGACCCATGGTCTTCGATCACGTACGGAAACGAAAAGTTTGTCGCTGTATCAAACAACAGCAATTACCCTCTAATGTATTCGTCGGATGGTTTGTCATGGACAAAAATTGAAGATTCATCCTATATTTTAAATACTTTTTTATACATTGTAGTAACTAGTTTAGATGGTGCTATTTTAGTTGGCGCAGGACGTGAAGGCATTTATACATATACAAATGGGGTGTTAACAAATTTCATAGAAATTCCATATCCTGGTACTATATGTATAAGTTCAGATGCGACAATTAAAGCCGTCCAGAAGAGTAGTAGTATATATGTTTATGATAACGATGTTTTAATGTATACGATCCCAGGTGCATCTTCAATTGCACTGAGTGCAGATGGTACGGTTCTGGCCGTAGGGAACACGTCTATAAATTCGGTGTCTGTTTATACGAATGGTATTTTAACAAACACTTTAACGCCTGGTATTATAAAATTTGGGACTGCGGTTGCATTGAATGATGATGGTACAGTTCTGGCTGTTTTAGCTGGTTCAAGGACAGCCTCAGGTGAAATTTCAGCTGATAATTTAGTAAATGTTTATATAGATGGTAATTTAGCATACACTATACAAGTTGTAGGTAGAGGTTCGATTGCACTGAGTGCAGATGGTACGGTTCTGGCTGTAGGTGAATGGGGCATTTCTTATTTTGGAACTGTAAAAATTTATAAAAATGGACTTTTAACAAACACAATCACAGCGGATACTAATTCAGTTTTTGATACGAATTTTGGCTATCAAGTTTGGATGAGTGCAGATGGCACAACAGTGGCTGTTTCGAGTGTTTATTACTCTATTTTCAGATTTTATGTTTATAAAAATGGTATTTTATCGAGATCTTTTGAAACTAACACAAATAATAGCACGATGACCTTAAGCGGTGACGGTACAGTTGTATATTTATCTAATCCGTATAATGGACCAGGAAAAGTAACCTTTTATGACATGACATTACAATATCAATCAAATTGGTCCTCTGTGACGTACGGAAACGGGCTCTTTGTCGCCGTTGCAAATCCTGGTGGTTCGATGTACTCTTCAGACGGAATCAATTGGTTCGCTGGAAATGCACCTCTTGACATTTGGACATCGGTATCGTACGGAGAGGGTTTCTTTATTGCCGTGTCAGACAACGGGACGTACCCCGTCATGTATTCACAAGACGGAATCAATTGGTCGACGACCGACCCGGGGTCCCAGTTTAACAACTGGGGTTCAGTGGCATCTGGAGGCGGTACATTTTTGGCGATACCGACGTCAGGTGCGACGACGATGACGACAACCGTATCTAAAACCTTCTAGACTAATAGGAGATGGCGGCCAAGGTGTACAAGCCGGAGTACCCCGGCCTGTACTACTTTGACACGTTCACATTCACGACGCTGGGAGCGTCAGGGAACCGAGGGCCCGATTCGTCCAAGGGGTACGCCAACGCGCCATGGAACCCGGACCAGTTTTCGATCATCGACGGTCAGCAGCAGTGGACTGTTCCTGCGACGGGAACGTACAACATCGTAGCTGCAGGCGCCTACGGCGCTACACCTGGCCGGGTCGTCTCAGGGGACGTTGATTTGTACGAGGGTCAAGTACTTTCTTTGATCGTAGGTCAACAGCCGACGCCTTTGATTGCGAACGTCGCAGATAACGTGACGGTCGGTGGCGGCGGTGGAACGTTCGTCGTTTCGGACGGGAAACCTCTGATCGTTGCGAGTGGAGGCGACGGTGGGAGTACAAGTAATTTATTTGCACCATCGAATTTTTCTAGTTTCTCATATGCATCTACTATAAGCGGTGATGGAAATACAATTGCGGGCATTATCAAAACCACAGTTTATATATATAATAAAATTAATGGATCATGGATACAAAATATTCAAACTATACAACTTCCTATAGTTGACGGAGCTGACAGAGTCGAAAACATTGTATTAGACTACACAGGGGTAACATTATTTATAAATTATGGAAATTCCAATTATCCTTTACAAAACGCAACCTACAAAGTTTACAAATATTCTTCGGTAACCAAATTATGGGATGTTAATGGTACGGTATTACTCACAAATTCTTTAGGACCCACATTATATTCAGATTTAAGTGATGATGGTACTACAATAGTCATATCTTTTTACAATGCTGATGCGTATGTTTTTAGATATTCGAATGGATCTTGGCCATACGAACTTTTTATATCTTCAATTGGAATAGGTCTATCACTAAGTAGTGATGCTAACACTTTAGCGTCGTCATCTACATCTGGGCAGCTCACTGTTTTCAAGTACATAGATGGGACATGGGATTCTGGTGTAGAATTAGGAAGTTCATATCCATACACTATACCCGTGTGTTCAATAAGTGGAGACGGAAATACAATCGTAGCACAATATGGGTACACTACAAATTTAACTATTATTTATAAATACACGAATGGCTCATGGGATTCCGGTACAGTGATATCTACAGGTAATTTACAATATAATAATGGACCCGTGGATGTAAATTATGATGGCTCGGTTGTGTTTTATAAATGGAGCAACACAAAAATAGGAGTTTACGTTGACGGCACAGTTAATATTGTAAATAACGGGGCAAGACTTCTTAAATGTACATCGGACGGAAAACAGTTTATATTTTCAGATGGATTCGCATCAGGCCCGAACGCAGTCGGGAATACATCATTATTCACGAGGAGTGCAGATTCTCAACCCGGATCTTTTAGTCCATTCGGGTTCGGTTCAGGGTTTTCAGGAGCTGGATATCTCACAGACGGACAAGAGACGGACCCGTTTTTTGGATTCCTGAAACCAAATGCGTACGTCAATGGTGGATTTGGGAATTCATACCAATATGGTCAACCAGGTATATCCAAAGAAGGGGGTTTCGGTGGAGGACAGACGTGCCTGAATTTACAGACGAATATATCAGAAATCACGGGATTTGCAAACGTATATCCATCTATAAATATACAAGCTGATGCTATCGCATTAGATAGTTCTGGTACAGTTGTCCTAATAGGCCAGGCAGCTTTGTCAAAAGCTACAGTTTTCAGGTACTCGGATGGACAATGGGACAATGGGTACGATCTTTTAATATGGTATAGTTTAGAATCTTCCGTCGCGTTGAGTAGTGATGGTAACACGGCGGTCGTCGGTTCTTTTTCAGGATTTATTATTTTCACTTATTCTGATGGAAGCTGGACTGAACAATATAGCGTGTTAGGGGGATTTGAAAACTATTTTGGATATTCGCTTGCATTGAACTCAACTGGAACTATTTTATTTGTAGGCGCACCTTATTCTTTTTTTTCATCACCGTATGTGTCTGTCTACAGATTATATGAATCTACGTGGTCCTGGTCTGAGTATTTACCAATGAATATACCTGGGTTTGGATATTCTTTGTCCACGAGTTCAGATGGTAATAAAGTCATAGTAGGCGCATCTTTTTATAACATAATGACGGAATTAACGTACGGTGATACCGGAGCGTATGTTTTTACATATACAGATGCCGTATGGGATGCAGGAGTTTCATTGACAAAAAATACAAATGACAATGGAACATTTGGTAGCTCCGTCGCCATGAATAGCGACGGAAACGTGGCTCTCGTAGGGGCACCCGGTGGTAAATATGCAACGATGTTTACATATGCAAATGAATTATGGACTCCTGTGAAAACTTTTACAGAAGATGTGTATAATTTTGGGTTGGCGGTCAAACTCGCCGACAACGGCGCGACTCAAATAATAGGTTCAACGAGTTTGGTTAAAATATATAAATATGATCAAACGTATATATCATATGGAACATGTTCAATATTAGCAACCGGGGGTAATATATTGACTTTTCCTTTACTTGATACTGTAGTTTTTGAGAATTTGAATGCACCGACGACGACGTGTACGGTAACCACGTCTGTCGATCATGGGTACCCGTACGATTACGAGGTCCAAATCACAGGGACAAACTCATTCAACGGCACGTGGCTCATCACGGCAAGCAGTTCAAACACGTTCACGTTCCAGGCGTTCGGCGGACCGACTGAAACGACCGGGTACGTTTCCGGGACGACGACGGGCATTTC